CTAAGTATTCTGGATTGAATACCACAGGTTTGAGATTTTTAAAGTGATCAAATCGGTCTAGGTATGCATGCTTGGAACGATCAAATTCTTCTACAATTTCTTCTACTTCTGCTTCGTTGAGTGGGTATGACTTGAGATCATCGTACATCCAACCCGGTGGGTGTGGATCCTTAGTCGGATCATCAAACAACTTGCTGGTCTCAACAACTTCGCCTGTGGGCAATTCTGGTTGTACCGTCTCACGCAGTTGTGCAACTTGTGCATCAGTTAGCGGACCATCATCAGGTTCGTAAGCAGGGCGAAGTCGACGTTCCCGTTCCCACTTCATGCTTTCTGTGGAGGCCAGCACCATCATGATGGCCAGCGGATCAAACACCACAACCAAGATGATGATAACCCAAGTTACTGCTTTTTCTAACAAGTTGGCGTCCGGGTTGTCACCGTAGATGAACGCCGCGATATACTTAATTGGCCCAACTTCTGCTTCGATCTTACGTACCTCGGCGGCAATAGGCGCACGGGCATCGTTAAGTTCCGCAATGGACTTCTGCGACTGTAGTATTTCATTTTGAAGTCTAACACGCTCTTTCTGCTGGGCTCTTCGCAAAGCCACAGCCTTGTCGGCACCTTTTTCATCTGTTGAGCGGCCCAATACTTGGTCCACTCCCTCATCCATCTGTTTAAGTGCCTTACGGTTTGCTTCAATATTTTCCTTTTGGGTCTTGATTTTTTCATCATATATTGCAATCTTGCTTTGTACATCGCCCGATACCAGACTTTGATCCGTGTGTGCTTTGCTTAAAAAGCCAAAGATGCCCATGCTGGTGATCACCATGAGCATGCCCACAGCAGGCACAAGATACCATTTCATCAGCAGTCGACAACGGTGCCAATATTCGTGTAACCACACTGTGACAGTGACCTTGGCCACTTCCAGGATGGATCCCATGATGATGATGGGTATGACTGCACTAGCAAAAATAGCAGTAAGACCCAGGATACTGTACCAGGCCGCAACCACACTCAATGAAAGAGCGGTTAATAGTGTGAAATAACTGAGGAACATAGATTTATTTACCGGGTGGTATACGGACTGTGACGGCTAGTTTAACTGCCAACCATGTGGCAATCTTCTGATCAGGCACATCAAACCAAACCCATATGGTCTTGCTGTCGTCCCAGATCAGATTTTCCAATCGGCGTTTGACATGATTTTGGCCCTTCCAGTTGTTGACACCAAAGGTTTGATTGAGTTCACGTATTACTGCATACCAAACTTTGATATCACGCAACTCAACCTGAATACGGTGCATGACCAAGGGCGTTGATCTAAGAGAGTCAATGGATTCAAACATACTCAACGCAGAGGTTTCAATTTCGACAGACATTACTATCCTTCTCACTGTTTTTATCTACAAGGCATACTCCCCAGGGTACCAGCCTGGGTTTTGACCTGTTGCCAGGTCTAGCCAGTGTCTCATCCTACGGGATTTATGTTTCTGATGCCACGGCGCACAGCAGGACCGGTTACAGATCTATTCCTACTATGCCCATTAAACAACCCACCTCCCTGGTCATGCACAGTTATTATACTGCACAAATCAGGCGTTGTCAATGTTTTTCTTGGTTAATTCGCACACCAGGAGAAACTGCTCGTAGGCCAGTCTCACAGCAGGATTGGTTAGTAATTGTTCGGCTTCCGCTTGCATGGCCTTTAGGCCGGCTTCGGCAATGTCTCTGGCACAGGCAATTTCAATAGTGTAGACGTCATCGCCCAAGGCTCGGTTCAACCTTTGCCAAGCACGTTGTTGGTCGTGTGTGAGTTCTTTTCGGCGTGGGCGCATTTCACTGGCCTTACGCACAGCCTCACTCATTCGATCTTCGGCCACACGTCCAGCCGCAATCATTGGTGCCAACGCAGGATCAATGTTGTAGCGTGTGCTACGTCCGCCAGGATAGCACATGATCAAATGATTACCTCGGGGCATGGCATCCATGAGTTCATAGTCATGTTCCATAACAGGAACATATCTGCGCCCACGTTTTTCGTAATAGATTTTCTTGGTCATAGATGCACTTCCCAGGCACCTGTTTCTGGATTCCAATGACGGGTGTCGTATATCCGAAAGCTCACGCTACGACCCAACACGGCCAATTCTACGGTCAGCCCAGCATGACTTTGTCGGCGAGTGTAACTGAATTCAAATCCAATCAGTGTGCGGGTTTGCAGTAGTTCTACTTCCCAGGCTGTATGGTTGGTAATCAACCCTGACCGATTCCACAAGTTGTCAAAGGGTCGACCCCAAGGATTGCTCAATCCAAAACTAAGATGAATCATGATAACTCCATTGTGACAATTAGTTGGTCCACAGGTACACTGTTTTGCACGTAGCCTTCTGTGACCATGTTGTAGTAGTGAGTGCTGGGGGCCTCCTCAAATGATTGATCCACCATTTGATATACCAAGGCAATGTCGCTACCGCGATCAGTATGCACCAGCACCGAAAAGCGTGTGTAGTGATAGGGATAGCCTTCCAAGGCATCCAGGGCCACTAGGTTGTCTTCTGTGATTTCCCACAACACACCATCACACCAGTCGCCTGCCACAGGCTCAATGTCTGCACAATAGCGGAACACCAGGGCATAGTCGTTGATCCATGCAGGACCCAAGCAAACAGCACCCGGGCATCGGGCAGCCATTTGGTCCAAGTTAGTGTTCATGCCATAGGCAAAATATTTCAAACTTTTTCTCCAGTTTCAAAATCACAAGTGTGTTCAATCCCCACAAACCAATGCCATTTGTCACAATGCTCTAAAACGTGTGTCAGTTCAAGTCCAGTATCAGCCAGCGCATTTGAAATGTCTTTAGGCCCAGTATAAGTTTGTCCTTCAACCAACACGATTAGCCCATCGGGAGTCAAATAGTTTTTGGCATCTGACAAGAACTTTTTCAAAATTGCCAGCCCAGGATCAGAACCCAATCGATTGTGCTCCAGTAGATTGCCTGGCCACCAAGGAGGATTTGCCACTATCAAATCATACATTCTAGGTGGTTGTATATCACACAGATTTCTAATGTGCCAGGTATCAACATTGCAAGGAGCTTCTACAGTTTTGGCAGCACTCAAAGAGGGTTGCCAAATATCAGCTAAATCCAGTTGCTTACACAATCCTTTGCCTAACAAACTAAATCCAATGAATCCAGGACCAGAACACCATTCTAAACAGTGATTGAAAATCTTATTGGGTGCAATCAAAGACAACACTTCTATAAACATTGGCGCTCTGTGTATTCCCCCGCCTTCCATGCTGGGATGATACTTTATTTTTATACCTTGGCAGTCAGTTTCATGAGACAACAGTAAGGTTGGATTATCTAAAAAATAATCAACACCGGGAGGTTGGCACAACTGGGCAATTTCTTCCGGAGATTGTGCTAACTGTGTTATAACCGATGATGTTTCTTTAACAGGAAATGCCCAACTCAAATGAGTATTTAAAATTTTCAATTGAATTTCAACTGGTAAATGTTTTACATCTTCAAAATTCGAACAATTAGGCCAGTCATGGGCCTCGGGCAAATTACTGAACCGAATATTCTGATAAAATTCAGCCCAGTTATTCAAACTTTTTCTCCAGCTTCAAAATCTCTAAAACGTAAAAATCTTGGGAATCTCAGGCTGTATGATCCGTCTTGATTTTGTGTGACTGCGTCAGCTTGAATCTCAACCAAGTGACCAAGAAGAAGATCCCGGCTGCGCCAATACTCATCCCTATCGCCATCAGACAGGCCACTGCCAACATTAACACAGATATGTCTTCCATTGTCATCTCCTTCACAGATTATAGCACCCAACCGGTCAGCATTGCGACCAGTTCCTTGTTCAAAACCCACAATTTTCAAATCAACTGTAATGGTGGGTTTCCATTTCATCCACGAGTCAGTGCGTTTGCACAGGTACGGGGCATCCATGCTCTTGATCATGATACCTTCGAATCCACCTTCTACAGCGGCTTCGGCATAGCGTTGCATGATGTCATGACCTTCGGCTGTGTCCAAGTCCACATCCAAGCCGTTCATGATCTGCAAGGGACCATGTTCGGGCAATCGAGCCCGAGCACGTTCCAAACTCTCAATTCGTTTGTGTTGTTGTGCGTTGAAGTGTCCTTCTTGGAATGCAGCCAAGGGCAACATGTCAAAGATATGATACGTCATACCCGTGGTCACTGCATTGCTTTTGCGATGTGCTTGCTTCATCAACTTCTGAAAACTCTCGCCCACAATCTCACCGTCCAATACCAGGCGGTGTTGCACTCTGTGACCACCACCATCGCCCAGCATGAACTTGGTGCTGTGTTGTCGAATGGCATCCGCAATTTCAGGAAAGTTTTCAAACACCTTGCCATTGCGGCTGTACAGTGTGACATCACCATCGATCACTGCCAGCACACGCACACCATCTAACTTGCATTCCAGACGTTTGATACCTTTCAGCTTCTTGGGTTGATCTGTGGAATCTTGTGCCAACTGACAAGTAAACACTGGGATCCGCCACTCTGTTTTGCCCAACACTTTGTTCAAGGTCTTTTCTGAGATGCCGCATCGCAGGTCTTTGGTGATAACACGTCTGCAAAGATTGTTCCACTCTACACTATCAAAACGTTTCATTGTTTCCAAGATAGCATCTCTGGCACGATGTCCAGAGAATGATCGTGTGCGCAGGCCTTCCAGCAAGCCCCAGAACACAGGCCAAGGATTTTCCGCATGCTCAATGCCAGAACTCTCGGGCACCTGTTTCACATGGAATGTGTAATAGGGATTGTATGCTTGATAGCAGTTGAACAAGAAACACTGTGCATTGGCACTGCCCAACTTTGAGGCCATCAAGGCTTTTTCAATCACTCGTTCTTTGTGCAAGCGACTGTCAGATGCTTCTAAGTCTCTTATCCAATCGGCTGCCACAGTGATACCGTTGAATTGTTTGTGTGCAAAGTCAATGTCATTCATATATTTACAGTGTTACCATGATGAGTTATAGAATACTTTCAAACCCAAGAACATTTCTGCACGGGCTTCCTGAATAAACTTCAAATCGCTGGGCTTGTAATAATCATCTGCGTCATTGCCAAAAAAGAATCCTGACGTACCTGGCAGTTGATCGTTTTGTACTGCATACTCCAAGTCATCCAAATCATCATACGTGAGTTCGAATTCAACGCCGTTGAAGTTGTCTGTTTCTCGTAATGCATTGCCTTCACGTGCCAACCAGCGTTGAGCCATCCAGCCATGCAGGTTAGGATGCTTACGCCAGTAAGCCAGTTCACGTGGCTTGTTGACATTGGGGTTGCGATGCTCTTTATGATCAGGATCCCATTCAGAGCCTTCGTAAAATTCTGCTTGCTGGCCTGCCCGAGCGGCCACGTATGCGTACATGTCTAATCCCATGTTACCCCCAGATACTTTGAACAATGGCTTGAACAAACACCGCCATACTCACAAAGAATATTGCGGGTTGAAGGACGATAAACCATAGAAATTGTAGGATAAAATCTGGATCTAAATAACGTTTCATTGTTTGTCTCCGTCAATCAAGTGGAACATTTTTCATTGGCTCAGTACCCATCCAGTGTGCCTGTGTGACACACACGCCTCGGTACTGCACACCCATTGGGTGCTCGCCTTTTTTGGGCAGTGTTTTGATTGCCCGTTCACATGCAGTTTTGGTGGGCATGGTCACAGGCACTTTGTCTATAAAGTTGCCACCGGGGCTGAGAAAGGCAACAATCAATACCCATTCATTCATCATGCGGCCTCCAACATGTTGGCTGGCACCTTCCACAGCATGACACCGTCTTTGACTGTGACATACTTGATGGCAACCTTGGTCACTGTGCCAGTTA